GCGCGCCCAGGCCCTCGTGGAGCAACGGGAGAACCAGGCGAAAACCGAGGCATGGATTGCCCGCGGCAACGCCGACTTTCCCGACTTCACCGAACGGTGCAACCAGCTTGCCGACATGGGAGCCGGGGATAACCCGACGTTCATGCAGGCGGTTGGCGAACTACCGGACGGTCACAAGGTGCTGGCGAATCTGGCGGAAAACCCCGCCGAGACCGCCCGTATCCTGAAGCTGCCGCCGGTCAGAATGGCGCTGGAGCTGGCGACCCTATCCCACCGGATAGCCGCCGCCCCGCCGCCAGCGCCGAAGCCCACGTCACAGGCACCGCCGCCGATCAGGCCAATCCAGACGACCTCTCGCGCGGAGGTTCGGTTGGAAAGTCTGGAGGGCGACGATTTCCTGCACGCGTGGAACAAGAAGACAAAAGGCCGAGCATAGCCCAGCGGCTTTACCACCAACATCATAGACTGTTCTTGGGCAAGACAGTCGGCAGCGCCGTGAGGCGCCGTATTCCTGGTCAATGGAGCCTTCGAACATGGCTGTTACCAACCAACTTCTCAATTCCAGTATCATCACTAATGCAGCCCTTGCGATTCTGCATCAAAAGCTGAACTTCATCGGCTCGATCAACAGGTCTTACGACGACAGCTTCGGCCAGTCCGGCGCCAAGATCGGTTCCGCGCTGCGCATCCGGTTGCCGAACCAGTACACCGTGCGCTCCGGCCCGACGCTTTCGCCAAACCCCACGGTCGAGAATCAGGTGACGCTTAACGTCACCTCACAAAAAGGCGTCGATCTATCGTTCTCGTCGCAAGAACTGACGATGAACATTGACGACTTTTCCGCCCGTATTCTTGACCCCGCGATGGCCGTTCTTGCCGCGAGCATGGAAGCCGACGCGCTCAACATGGCCGCCGATGTTTACAACCAGGTCAATGGCCAGGGTGCCGCGCAGACGTTTAAGAACATCCTCCAGGGCCGCAAAATACTCCGCGACAACCTCGCACCGTCCGGCGAGCTGACGGTTCGCATGAACACCCAGGACAACGTGGATCTGGTCGATGCCCTCAAGGGACTTTTCCAGGCCAGCACCAACATTGCCAGCCAATACCGCGATGGCGTGATGGGCCACACAGCAGGCTTCGAATTCGCGGAAAACACGTTCCTCGGGACCTACACGCGCGGCGCCGGCAACACGGCGTATATCGTCAACGGCGCGGGCCAGACCGGCTCCAGCCTAGTCGTGTCCACCGGCGCGGGCGCGGTCAACGCGGGTGACGTGTTCACCATCGCCAACGTCAACCGGGTGCATCCCGAAACCAAGGCAAACACTGGCGTTTTGCAGCAGTTCGTTGTCACCGCCGCCGCCGCCTCGGGTGCCGGAACGTGGTCGATCAGCCCCGCGATCGTCACCACCGGCGCGTTGCAGAACGTAGCAGTCGGCCCCGCGGCCAGCGCCGCGATTACCTTTGCCGGCACCGCCAGCACAGCGTCAGGCCTGTCCCTGGCGTATCATAAGGACGCGTTCACCTTCGCATCGGCTGACCTCGTACTTCCGTCCGGCGTCGATATGGCCGCGCGGAAAGTGCAGGACGGAATCAGTATGCGTATGGTGCGTATGTTCGATATTAACAATGACTTATTTCCGACCCGCTTCGATGTTTTGTACGGTTTCAAAACATTACGCCCTCAGCTTGCGGTAAGACTAGCCGCAAATTAGGCTAACGGCTACATAACTCCGCGTGATCTTAAGGACGATATAGCAACATATATTGATTATCCGGTCTCCGGCGCGTCTAGTATGATGTCAATCCCATGATGAAAGGGATGAACATGCAAGACGAATACGGAAATTGGATAGTCTGTTGCGTCAAGGGCTGCGACCTAAAGCCGCAATCTCTGGGGCTTTGCGTCAACCACTGGCGGCGTACCGTGAAATACGGTTCGCCGGTAGCCCACAAGATCGCCCCTTGGCGGTGGCTGCAACTCTCTTACGAGGAAAGGTTTTGGCTCAACGTCCGCAAGGGCGACGGTTGCTGGTTATGGCATGGTGCGGCGGATAAGGACGGCTACGGCGTGTTCAAAGGCGAACGGGACGGCGTCGTCTATACCAAAGCCCACCGCTACAGCTTCGCTCTCCATAAAGGTCCAATCGTCACGGGCCTTTCGGTTTGTCATACATGCGATGTCCCGGCTTGCGTTAATCCGGCTCATCTCGTGGTTGGCAACGCCGCTTTCAACATGGCCGATAAGATGGCTAAGGGCCGCCATGTGGCAAAGTTCGGAGCGGAGCAGCCTCGCGCCATACTGACCGAGGAACAGGCTAAAGCGATCCTGTCTGATCCCCGGCCGCATAGCCAGATCGCCGCCGAATATGGCGTCCATGCTCAAACCATCAGCAGCCTGAAAACCCGCGTCTCCTGGGCGCATCTCGGCACGGAAAAGGGCGTCAAAGCCAAGCGCGTCAGTCCGCGCAAGGGTGTCAGCGACAAGATTACGCCTGAAATCGTCCGCGAAATCAGGACCAGCACTGACCGCAACAGCGTCCTGTCCAAACGCTTCGGCGTAAGCCCCGCAACCATCGTCGATATCCAAAAGCGCCGCAGTTGGGCGCACATCGAGTAAAGGAACCCCCACCCATGGCCGCATTGTTCAACTTCGCGCCCGCCTTCCCCGCGATCACGTCCGTCACCGAGGGCATCACCGCCACCCCCGGCGGCACCCAGGCGGCAGGTGTCCAGCTTGTCAGCCGATACAACCGCATCTCCGTCTGCGCCACCGCCGCCGATAGCGTGGTGCTGCCGCCGTGGCTCGCGGATCAGGCCATTTACGTGTCCAACGACGGCGCGGCCGCGCTGGCGGTGTTCCCCTACACCGGACAGTCGATCAACGCGGCGGCTGTCAACGCGGTGTTCTCGATCCCGGTTGCCAAGTCCGCGACGTTCACCGGCTCGGGCACGTCCGGCAAATGGTTTGTGAACCTCTCCGCATAGTTGTTCCTTGTCCGTAATGTCGATGTTGCGCGGTTGGCCCTCGGGCTGGCCGCGTGACCTTCTGGAATGTGACGCATGGCATTAACCACCGTTGGCGATCTCGTTAGTTATGCGTTCCGAATTTCAGGAATCACAGGAACAGGACAGACCCCCACGTCGGAGGATATGGCGGACGCGATCGTTGCCCTGTCCGCGATGTGGGCGCAATGGCAGCAAAAGCGGTGGTTGACCTACGTGCTGGCCGAGACCGTGCTGACCGCGACGGGTGCGACAACCTATACAATCGGCCCAGGCGGGGCGTTCAACGTAGCGCGGCCGGATCGGCTGGAGGCGGCGTTTGTGCGCCTGCCGGCGACCTCCCCGGCGGTGGACTATCCAATCCAGATCATCGACAGCCGGGAGGATTACAACGGCATCGCGCTCAAGACGTTCCAGGCGTGGCCTTACGCGGTGTTTTATGAATCCACCTACCCGTTGGGCATCCTGCATTTCTGGCCCGTGCCGATGAGCGGGGCCTACGAACTCCATGTGTTCAGCAAGGGTGCGCTGCCCACATACGCGGCGGAAACCGACCCGCTCAACGTGCCGGCGGAATACCTGGAAGCCATGATTTACAGCCTGGTCGTGAGACTTGAAATCAATTACGGGCAAGACCCGAAACCCGCGCACGTCATGGCCATGAAGGCGGCGATGAACACCATCCGCCAGTCGAATGTGCAGCTGCAGACCGCGCGGATGCCGGGCGGACTGCCGGGCATGGGACGCAACGGCCAGGGCAGCAATATGGCGGCATTTATTGGCGGCTATAGATGAAAATCCAGCTCGGCGGCGGCAGTTACAAAGCCCGGTCCATAATAAGTAGTGCCCAAAGGTGCGTAAATTTATTCTCTGAACAGGGCCATGCCGGGGCGATTATCGACACCCAGGGCAATAGCGTTGGCGAGGCGCTGGCCGGCGGCGTTCGAGGCGGGCAAAGCATCCTGTACCCAACGCCAGGCACGCGGCAAATTTCTGTCCCGCCGACCCCAGGCGCGGCGCGCGGCCTGTATTGGTCAACGTCCGACGTGCTGTTCTATGTGTGCGGCTCAACGCTCTATAAGGTCGCATCCGACTGGTCATACACCGTGCTCGGCACGATCGCCGCTGGCACCACGCCCGTCAGCATGGCCGATAATGGAACTACCCTGATCCTGGTGGACGGCACCGACGCGGGCTATCAGGTCGATCTCGTGAGCCTCGAATTCCGGCCGATCAACGCGGCCAACAACTCCCCGCCGTTCAACACCGCGCACCCCGAAGCATCGCCGGTATTCGACTTCCCAGGCGCTAATCGTGTGGCGATGCTGGATGGGTATTTCATTTTCAACCATCCCAGCACCGGGCAATACTTTGCCAGCTATAACGGCGAGCCGGCCAGCGACGACAACCCGATCCACCGGATTCAGTTCGATAGTACTTGGTGGCAGGTGAAAAACGGCTACCCGGATTTGCTTGTCGCGGCCGTGGTCAATCAGCGTTCCATATGGCTGATTGGCGAACGCACGACAGAAATCCATTACGATGCGGGCAGCGATAATTTCCCGTTTCAAGTCATGGATGGGCCATACGTGGAACACGGCTGCGTCGCCAAACATTCAATCGCGCGCTTGAACGAATCAATCCTGTGGTTGAGCCAGGATCAGACCGGCCGCAACATGCTCGTAATGACTTCCGGCTATCAGGTGGTGCGCGTCTCGACACACGCCATCGAAACCGAGTGGTCGAATTACGCGGAAGTCTCCGACGCCACCGCAACCGCATGGCAGCAAAACGGGCATGTGTTTTACCAACTCGACTTTCCGTCAGCTGACAAAAGCTGGCGCTACGATGTCACCACGCGCGAATGGCACGAAGCGGTGTGGACCGACACCAGCGGCGCGGAACACCGCCACCGCGCCGGGCGGATTGCGTTCGCGTATGGTGTAACCGTTGGGGCGGATTGGGAAAACGGGAATCTCTACGCGATCGACCCGAACGTCTTTACAGATGTCGGCCGCCCGATCGTGCGCCGGAGGGACTTTCCTCATATTGTAAACGACGGGAACCGGACTTTTTTCAAAAGTCTTATCCTCGACATGGACGTGGGCCTGTCGGTTGGAACCTCGGACGGCCCGCCGGACACGTCGCCGCAAGTGTTGCTGCGTTGGTCCGATGACAGGGGCCGGACATTCAACAATCCGGTGGCCGCCAGCCTGGGTGCCACGGGTGACTATCTGACCAGCGTGCAATTTCTGAGATTGGGGATGGGCCGTGATCGCGTGTTTTCCTGCGAATGGGACGCGCCCGTGAATACCGCCTTGCAAGGCGCGTGGCTGACCCTGGAGCCGGTTGCGTCCTGATGGCAGAATCCGAATACGCCTGCCGCCTGCCCGCGCCGCAAGCGCCCCTGGTCGATCCGCAAACCGGCCTGATAAGCCGGACCTGGCATATGTGGGCGCTGAAAATGTGGACCCGGACCGGCGGATCGTCCACCGAGGAAGCCGACGCACTGGCCAACATGGCGGACCCAGGCGCACCGTCCGCCGTCACGCTGGAGCCGTCGCCGTTCACCTATACCGCGCCCTCGCGTGGCTCGCTGATCGTCTCCGGCGGCGGCGTGATCCGGCTGGAGACCAGCGCGGATGGCGTCACCTGGTATTCCGCTGGTTCCTATTACGGGGCCTGTCCGCTCAACAAAACCGCCCGCGCCCGGCTTACGTATGTCGGCACGCCATCGCTCACATTCATTCCGGGTTAGGATTTTCGTAATGGCGAATGGTTCATTGCTTCCGCAGGCGCGGGCGAATTTCTATGACCCGAACGGCAATTGCCTAACGGGCGGTCTGATCCACACCTACCTGCCGGGCGGCACGACACCCAAGGCTTCATTCCAGGACGAAGCGCAGACCATCGCCAACGCGAATCCGGTGCCCCTGGATTCTGCCGGGTCGTGCCTGCTTTACGGTTCCGGCTCTTACAGTTTAGCGGTTACGGACGCTTTAGGAGTGGCGGTCCCGGCCTATTCCGGGGTGACGCGCGCTCCGGCCTATGTGTCGGATGCCCTCTTGCCCGTTGTCGGGGCAACCACGCTGGCGGCGGCGGCAACCGCCCTGTCGCTCAACACCAGCCAGATCACCTACACCGCCCCAGGCGCGGGCGCGGTCGCGGAAACCATCTTCGCGCGCATGTCGCAGACGGTTTCCGTCAAGGACTATGGCGCGGCCGGCGACGGCATTGCCGATGACACCGCAAAGATCGCGGCGGCCATGGTGGCGGGGCTTTGCGTGTATTTCCCGCCGGGCACCTACAAAATCACCGCGCCCCTGGTGCTGCGCTCGAATCAAACACTGTTCGGCGCCGGCATGGGGGCGAGTTCCCTTGTGGCGTCCGGCAACTTCACCACCGTTGTAAGCGCCCCGGCGCTGATTTCTCTCTGGCGGTTGCGGGATCTGGCGATCGACACGTCAGGCACCACCACCAAGGCGCTCAACGTGGCACTCGATAGCGCCACCACGCAATTCGCCATCGTCAGCCGGGTCAAGTTCACCGGCAACCTGGCATCCTCGCTGGTCTATTCCGCCGGCGTCCTGATCGAATTCCGCGATTGCGGGTTTTTCGCCTCGACCCTGACGACGTGCCTGCAATTCGACATGAACAACCTCAATTCCAGCGTTCATGGCTGCTGGTTCATCGGCGGGTCGGTCGGCGTGTCACTGACCAAAACCGGTGCCGCCATCGCCATCCAGGGTGTGCGGATCAGCAACAACCTGTTTGCCCAGATCAACGGCGCGTCCAACATCATCGTCGGCGGCGCGGCCTCTTATGTGTTCATCACGCATAACGTGTGCGATCTGGTCCTATCGGCGGCGGTTGTGCTCGGCGGCGGTTGCACGAACATCATGGTGCAAAGCAATTACCTCGGTTCGAACGACGCGACGACCGGCGTTGGCCTGAGTATCGACCAGACGGTGCAGTTCGTTCAGATCGACGGCAACCAGTTCGGCAACCAGAGCATCAATATCGTGGTTGGCGCGACGGTGGGGGCGCGGGCTGGGGATATATTGATAACAAACAATAACTTCGCCATATCGACGGCGGTCTGCTTGTCGCTGGATTCTGTCAACAACTGCGATCTGACCAACAACTTCGACCAGGGCGGCGGCGCGATTGCGTCCTACCAGATCCTGCGCACCCATGCGTCCGGCGGGGCCTATAGTTTCGGCGGCAACAACTGGTCAAGCCATGCCATCACCACGATCGACGCGGCGAGCAGTTATCGCGCGCTGGGGCCTGATCGCGGGCCAACGTTCGAGAACAAGGGCGTCATCACATCCGGCGGCGGCACGACTTTGACCGTCGCACACGGCTGCGTCATAGCGCCCACGGTGGTCAATATCACCCAGCTCGGCGGGGCGGGCATGAGCGCCTTGGTGTCGGCTATCGGCCCCACGACGTTCGATATCAGCTATGGCACCGCCGGCACGCCGACGTTCATGTGGTCATGCGAGGTTTTCGTTTAGTGCGCCACTTCCAACTGATCGCCAGCGGCGTCGATGTGCTGCCGCTGGTCCATGCGGTTCAGAGACAGCCGGAATTGTTCAATAGATCCAAGTTCCGCACGACGTTCGAGAACACGCCGCATGGCGAGATCGAGGACATTCTGATCCGGTTCTCCGACCCGTCGATCGCGCGGGATGGCGACACGGCGGCGGTGATGGCGGACGGCAACTGTGTCTGGCACGAGGCGGCGGCGGCGCTGCCCCAGGCGCGGACGCTCATCCTCGACGTGATGCGTAGGCTGGAAGCCTACGCGGTGGACCGGATCGTTATCACCCGGTTGCGGCCGGGCGGGCGCATCCTGCCGCACGCCGACAATGAAGGCGCTTACGTCCACGATCCGCACCGCCACCGCTACCATGTCGTTTTGCAGGGCTTGCCGGGCAGCATGTACCGCACGGGTGATGAAACCGTTTGTATGCGGACGGGCGAAGTCTGGCACTTCGACGCCCTGACGGAACACTCGGTTGAAAACAATTCTACGGATTCAAGAATACATATGTTGGTAGATTTAAGGATTATGCCTTAATGTCTGCTCATGAAAACCGAGAAATATGGGCTTGGAAAACAACATCCAAAGCTGTTCCAAATCTGGCGCGGGATACGTTTTCGGTGCAGTTACAAAAAATATAAGACGTTTCATCGGTATGGTGGTCGGGGCATCGGGATTTCCGCTGAATGGGCCGATTTTGCGCGGTTTGTTGAATGGGCTGACGGACAAGACTACAGGCCGGGACTGTCAATCGAGCGGATAGATAATGACGCTGATTACGGCCCCGGAAACTGCCGGTTTGCATCGAAAACGGAGCAAGCCCGCAACCGATGGACGAACAAGATGGTATCATACAACGGCGAAACGAAATGTCTGTCGGCGTGGTGTGAAAGTCTGGCTCTTGATATGAGGACCATTTGGAGCCGACTGGATCGGGGATGGACCGTTGAAGCAGCGTTCAGTCCGATACCGCCTCGAAGCAATCCAGTCTGTCTCACGGTTGGTGGGCGCACCCAAAAGGCGGAGGAATGGGCGGCTGAAATCGGAGTATCTCTCAGCACAATCTATACGCGCTTGCGCAAGGGGTTGCCTATTGATGCCCCACGCGGACCGACCGGGCCGAAAATCAGCACGGTTTATCGGCGCAAACCGGGGCCTGTTGCACGGCAACGCGTGTGCTAACGGCCCAGGTTGAACCGTATCGCGACGTGCTGCCGGACTTGCTGCCGCTGTATGACGGGCACTGGAGCGAAATTGCCCTCGACCGTGATAAGCCGGAAGCGGGTTTACAGCCACAATTCCCGGTTTACGCGGCGCGTGACGCGGCGGGCGAGCTGGTGCTTGTCACGCTCCGATCGGATGGCGCGGTGGTCGGGTATTTCATGTGTTTTGTGGCGCCTGGCCTCCATTACGGCGGCTGTCTGACCGGCACGATGGACATAATTTACGTGCATCCGAGCGTGCGCGGGCGGCATGGCGGAATGCGGCTGATCCGCGCCATGCGGCGGGAACTGGAGCGGCGCGGCGTCAAGCGGTGGTTTGTTGGCGAGAAGATCGGCCGCAGTTCGGGGCTTGGCCGCATGTTTGAGATCGCCGGCTTCCGGCCGGTGGAAACCTACTATTCAATGTGGTTGGGAAGCTAAGTCATGGTTGCAGCGATTGCCATCGCGGGCGCAAGCCTGGTTTCCGCCGGGGTGGGTGCCTACTCGTCCATGAGCGCAGCCGATACTGCCGCGTCGTCCGCCAACCGTTCGGCGGACCTCAATGTTGCGCAGAACGAGCGAACGCGCGGCGACCTGGCGAACTACAACGACCTCGGCAAGTACGCCAACAACCTGCTGGCAAGCCAGTTGTATCCGGTTTACGGCAACCCCGATTATTCCGATGTCAATCAGGCGCGGGACTACTTCGGGCAGGCGGCAAGGCTTGGTTCCGGGCCGGATCAGCAAAAGGCGCTGGAGGCGACACCGGGGTATCAGTTCGCGCTACAGAATGGGTTGCGGGCGACGCAGAACAGTGCCGCCGCCAAGGGTTTGGGTGTCAGCGGGGCGGCCATGAAGGGCGCGGCCGCGTTTGCCACGGGGCTGGCGGACAGCACATACACGTCGCAGTTCAACAAGCTGATTACGTCCGGGGAAAAGTCGCTCGGCGTCAACACCGCCAAGCAGGGCAACCTCACGAATTCCTACAACATGGTCTCCGACATCGCCAAACGAGGCGAGAACGCGGCGGCCACGACGGGGCAGGTCGGCGCCGAACTGACCAACCAGGCGGGAAATGCCCTAATTGCGTCCGGCAACGACACGGCGGCAGGGATCAACGGCGTCGGCAGGGCGATCGGCGGCAATGCCAACAGCGCCGTGCAAAACTATCTCCAGTATCAGGGCATCCAGAACGGCACGGGCAGCGGGTCCGGTATAAGCTCTAACGTCGATGCGGCGCTGGTCCGGGCATCGCAACAGCCAGTTTAGGATTCCAATTCATGTCCGGCTCAAACGCGCTGCTTGACCAAATCGCCAACCCGACGGTGATGTCGCCGAATTTCGCTCAGTCTTACGGCCAGGGGCAGGAGATCGCCGGGCAAATCAACCGCAACCGGCTGTTTCAGGCCAACACGGCGCGCGGACAGCTTATGCAGCAGGCAATCGACCCAGCAACCGGGCAGTTCGATCCGGCGCAATTCAATAAGCTGCTGGCGGGATCACCAGCGGCGGCCCAGGCGGCGCCGGAAGCGATCGACCAGTCCACACGGCTGACCACCGAGCAGCTTGCCCAGGCGACAAAGAAACTGGATTGGGTCAACAGCGTGTCCGGCGCGGCTATCCAGGCGGGCGATTACAGCGATGCCGGGGTGATGAAGATTTTTCATACCGGGCTGGCATCTGGCATGATGACCATGCCGGAAGTGCAAAAGCAGTTGGCAACGCTGCCGCCTGATGCCGCCGGGCGCAAGGCGTGGTTTGAGCAGCACCAAACGGCATCGGCAAGCACGGCACAGCAACTTGAATTGCGCTATGGGAAGCTGGGAACCGTAACAGGCCCAGACGGCAAGTTGCGTGGTTATACCCAGCAGATGCAAACGGGCGCGGTCAACGATCCGAAACAATCAGGCGTGCAAACCGGACCATCGGCGGACACCGTATTCACCGCACCGCCGGAATACGCGCCCGACACCCGCCCCGGTGCCCTGCCGGGATCGTATATGCCAGTTCCGCGTAGCTATCCTGGGGCAACGACGCCGACTGACGGCCCCCAGCGAGGCGACAACGAGCCGAATCCGCTAATCGGCGGCCAGAAAAGCCCGAGTTCGGTGGAAAGTCCGGTTCCCGTCCCCGGCATGGCGGGCCAGACCCAGGGACCACCCAACAGCAAGCCCACGCCACCCGCCCGCCAAGTGGCATTGGCGGCGCCGCAGGGACAGGCCGCGCAACTCGACGCCGGAAACAAGGTCTACACCGATGCCGCCGCCGCCGTGCCGGACCAGCAAAAGCGGCTGATTGCCGGCGAAACCGCGTTGCAGGCGCTGGATATAGCCAGGACCGGACCATCAACCGGGCTTGTCGCCAAGGCAAAGGCGTTTTTCGAGGCGCAAGGGATTGCTGCGCCCGTGCAAGGCGATATGAGCGCGGTCGATTACCGTCAGGTGCTGGTGAAAAACTTACTGCGGTTCGCTCAGGATGGATCGAAAAGCCTGGGCACCAACCTGGGGCTGGAGGATCAGCTTCACCGCAACGCCAACGCCGACGAGATGTTGCCGAACGCCAACCGTCATGTGCTGGTGCAGGATCTGGGCATCCTGCGGCGTGACCTGGCACAAACCAAAACGATGCCGAGGGGTGCGCCAGCCATCGACCACGTTAAGGACTTTGCCAGCAACAACGATCCGCGCGCGTTCGCCACGAAATATATGTCAAGTGACGAAATCACCGCCATGGTCAGAAACATGAACGATAACGACCGCGCCAAGTTCGTGAAGTCGCTGGAGGTGGCCCACAAGGCGGGCCATGTTGACGTGAAATGAGCGAATTATCAGGCGAGGACATTCTGGCGAGGCTGCTGGGCGATAAGCCGGGCGCGGCACCGGACACGCAGGCGGGCGAGGCCATTCTGGAGAAGCTGCTGGCGAGCAAGCCCGGCCGGACACAAGCGGTAGCGGCCTTCGCCCCGGAAACCGCTGAAACCCGGCGCATTGGCGACCTGATGACACCGGGACCGCCGACGCCATCGGCCAGCCAGCCGCCGGGAAACGCGGTGAACCTGCCGTTTTTCTCGCGTCCGCGGGAGATGGATACCGCCCAGGTCGGACAGGCGGCCAGGGAAGGCTATGAGAATAGCGCATTGGTTGCCCCGCCGGGCGTGGCGCTGGCGGATCGGGCCGGGCTGGGGTTCATTCCGCGTGGCCTCAACATGCTGTCCGGCGCGGTCGGCGGAGCGACTTCGGGGGCGTTGAACTTCGGGTCTCAGGCGATGGATGCGATTGTGCCAGGCACCGGCCGCGATTTTGGCCAAGGCGTGCCGCTGGCAATGCCGTTCATGGGTCAGGGGCCACGCTTGCCGATGGCGGAAGTCAACCAGCTTGCCGCGAGAAACGCCGGGTCTGGCGCCGCGCTGATGCGAGACACGCCGCCACGCTTCATATCGGAGATTTATGCGCCGCCGCCGACGCCGGGCGCGAACCCGTTGGATCGGATCACCCAACTGATCCGGCATGACGACGCCGAGATCGCGGCCAACAACGGTGGGCTGCCCGAGAACCGGCTGGCGGCCAAGGCGACACCAGAACCCGCGCCGCCGCCATCGAACCAGCCAATCCCGAACGGGTTGACGCCGGAACAGGTCGCGGAATTCAAGAACATTCCCGAGGCATTGCCGCCAAACGACCGGCCGATACGAAGCCCGGAGGATGCCGAGGCGCGGGCGGATGAGATTGTCCGGCACTTCGCCAGCATCGGCAACAAAACACCGATCCCCGGCGCCGAGGGCGCGTTGCCGACGATCACCGGCAACTCGGGGCTGGCGACGCTCTATCGCGCGGTGCGGGATTCCGACACGCCGGTTCCGTTCACAACGCTGGAAACCGCGTCCAAGACCAAGGCGATGGGAACACTGAAAGAGGCGTCCGGGACAGCGGACGATCTGGCCCATGCGAAAGAGACCAGGGCGGAGACCGTCAAGCCGCTTTACGATCGGGCTTGGGCGAACAAAGGCAAGGCCGATCCATCGGGGCCGATCCAGACGGTCCAGGACTTCATGAAGTCGCCGGCCAAACAGAATGACACGGTGATGGGCGAACTGCCTGGCATTCTCAAAAAGCTGCAAGGCGAGACCGACCCGCAACAGCTAAAGGGCATTGCCGACAACATCGACGCCACGCTGCAACGGCTTGGCACCGAGGGCAAGGCGGACCGGGAAACGCGGCGCGTGCTGGGCATGGTCAAGGAGTCCATCATGCCGGCAATCAGTGACGCCGCGCCGGGCTTCGATGCCGCACAGGCCGAATTCTCCCGGCAGTCCCGCCGCATTGACGAGATGACCTATCTGCAAGGCCGCAAGCTGACCGATCTGCAAGGCAATCCGACGTTGGGCAACATGCGCTCCATGCTGGACGACATCGCCAAGAAACAGGCCGGCGACAAGTTCCACCCGGCCGATAGCGTGAAGCCGGAAACCGTGGAAACGATCCGGCGCCTGCATGACCAGATGCAGCGTGAGCAGCTAACCGCCACCGCCGGCAAGGCGCTGGGCAGCAATACCTTCCAGAACCTTGCGACGAATACGCGGGTCGGCAGTTTGGCCGGAAGCGTAGGCAACGCGCTGGCTGGTGGCGTTGTTGGCGGCGGCATCGACCTCGCGGCGGGACATAGCGGCGTGGCTGGAATGCTGGTTGGCAATGCGCTAGGGGCCGGCGCGAAATACTATGCTGATCGAAGTGCCGCCAGTGCCGCCGCGCGATCCGAGGCGGGCCGTCAGATGCTGATGGAGGCTTTGCGCGACCGGATGCTGAACATCGATAACAAGGGCGTCCGCGCATTATCCGGCCCCAACTAGCGCAGCGCCATTTCCATCGACGTGCTGCGTGCCTTGTAGCGGCGCACATAGAGCGGGATGCCACTGATCGGCCATGACAGCACGACGGCAACGAAGGCACCGCCGGGGCTTTCGTGGTTGCCGCCTTGCGCGGTCAGGAACGCGGTAAATCCAAAGACGCAGGCAAAGATCAGGAACACCAGAACGCGCGTGAACCAGTGGCCGATCAGCCAGAAGTAAAGCAGCGGGACGGCCAGGGCGATGCCGATCAGGAACAGCATATCACTTCACCGGCCGGGCAAAATGTTCTAATGTGCGAACGGTCATCTTGAGCGTGTCCTTCCTGCTCGGTGACGGGGGCGGCGCAGTTGTAGCTACGCCGCCCCACCCTCATAGCATAAATGTTCGATTTGTCAACGAAAGTGGTGCCCCATGCCTATCAACGACACGTTTGGGCTGGCCAGGCTCACGGCGGAGCTGACCCAGGACGAGGGGCGGAAGCGGTTTCCATACACCGATACGCGCGGGTATCTCAGCGTTGGCGTGGGCCGCAATCTGACCGGCCGTGGACTGTCAGATGACGAAATTGACCTGCTGTTCCACAACGACGTTGCCGACTGCTGCGCACAGATGGACACGCACATTCCGTGGTGGCGCACCCTGCCGCCCAGCAAACAGCGGGTGATGGTGAATTTGTGCTTCGCCGGCTGGGGCACGATGAGCAAGTTCGTGCATTTCCTGGCCGCGATGCGCGCGCACGACTGGCTGGAGGCGGCGGCGGAACTCCGGGATTCGGACTGGTATGTGCAGGTACGGGACAGGGGCCCGCGCGTCGTGGACCGGCTTTTGATCGACCCGCCGCCGGTGACGGCATGAGCAATTTCATCACCGCCGCCGACATTGCCGCGCTGTTTCATGCGCTGTTGAACGTGGCATTGTTGGTCGTGATGGTGCTGGCGGGGAAATACGTACCACGGCTGATAACCGCGTTCGAAACCCGCACAGGCGTTGAGGTGACGGCACAGGAACGGATGGCCATTATGGGCAGCATCGCCACGGCGGCCGGCATCCTGAAGACCCGGCTCGATCAGGGATCAATGCGCGTGTCGGATGTGAGGCCTGGGAACGCGATCATCAATTCGATCGCGGCCGATGCCTTGCGGCGTGTACCCGATGCGGCGGCCTCCCAGGGGACGAGTTTGGAGGCGGCGATTGAGATGATCGTCGGCGCGGTGGACACAACGCCACCGGCGCCGGCGGTTGTTGTCGCGGCCGCGGTTCCGCCGGCCGTCTCGATTTAGCTAGGCGTTCACGGATTCGCGCGCGCACACATGACGGGAGACGTTTTCCCCTTCAAACTCCCCTGGCACGTCGCCGGGGGGCTTTTTTTATGTCCGGAGTTTGACGCCGATCAGCGGCACGTCGGCTTCCTGCTGAATATCGCGCAACAGCTTGGCGAGCGGGTCGAAGGGGTTGTAGTTCAGCTTCATCCTGCGACCGCCCGGGCGTTTGTTGTCGTTCGCTGGCGTCGGCGCGGGGACAGCCACCAGGCGGGGCCACGGCGCGGGAACGGCGGGCGGTGTGGACTTTGGTGCAACCTTTGGTGCGGCGGGTGGTTTGGACTCTACCGGCGCCTGTTCCGGCAACCCATCGGCCGCCCGACGCGCGGCGATCGTAAGCCGGCCGAGGCGTTCGATGTCGTCAACGTGGATGGCCAGAAAATCCGCGATGGCCTCGCGCGACAGCCGCCATTCGCCGGGATCGCGGAAGAACCCCACGGCCTGATTGTAGAACACCGAATCAACCGGCTCGACCGCAACATCATCGCGCGCCTGCAAGACTACGGCGGCCCAGAGTGCGCGGTGGCTGTCCATGGGCGGGACATATACGAATGTGGAGGCAATGTCATCACAGATTTGTGACATCGGTTGCGGTGGGGCTTGCCCGCATGAACAGCTTGCGTTTGGCGCACTCCGGACAGCGCAGCGTGTTTACATGCGCGATCCATGTCTCCGCCGGTACATGAAGTGGCTGCCAGTCGTCCCATTCGTGCTTGCACGCCCCGCAGCACAGCGTCAGCGGCTCCCAGGTGGGTTTGGGGTGCATCGGGGCGTGTCCTTGCTGGCGGGGGGTTAGGCGGCGGTCAGACTGTCGGGTGCCCAGAACCCGGCGGGCGTCAGGCCATAGGCGGAGGCTTCCGCGTTGCGCTTCACCAGTCCAAGCCGGATCAGATCAGCCAAAACCATGTGTTCATCGGTGGTGAAATCGCTGTCAGCGTTCCACCGGGCACCTGCAAGGTCCTGAAGCGCAAGGCGGCTCAGAATATCGAGTTGCTCGATCGTTTTCGGGGAGTTCGCCGGGGTATATGCGGGAGCGTGGCCCCAATCTTCATATGTAGCGCTCATGTCCGTGTGTCCTGTGTTCGTTTCGATGCCCCAAACCTACCCTCGCCCGCGCGGCATGTCAACAACAATGTGCCGAATGTTGACATTGCTAACGGCATACCCTAAGGTGTCTGTATGGCAAAAACAGAACCTATAGGATTTCGGCTTGAACCAAGTGAGCTGGAGGCGCTGGCGCAGGCGGCAGCCGCCGGCGAGTGGTCAATATCTTTTACCGCACGTAAGGCCGTTGTGGACTGGCTGCGGCGCGAGGGGCGTTTGCCGCCATTATCCAAAGACAGCAAGACAAAGCCAGCGGGGAATAAATGAAGAAAGAACCGCGCCATGTGTATGTAATGATGGATAAATCCGGATTTATAAAAATAGGTGTATCAAACTTTATCCCGGCTCGCATGGTGTCAGTAAAAACTGAACGACAGTCAGAAGTTTCGCTAGTCTGGGCGACGCCTAAGCGAAGCGATGCTATGGACGTAGAATCCGAGGCGCACAAAATTCTATTAAGTAAGCGAACTTCAGGTGAGTGGTTTGATATAGATTCAAAGGCTGCCATATCAGCAATTACGGAATCTATTAATAGAATATCCAACGGGGATCCATTCCAGCGGAGCAGACTTCCTTACGCAAATCGGGTTGGGCCACTCAAGGATCACGTTCTCCTCATGCGCGTGGACGCTGACACCAAGGCCGCGATCGAACGCCTGGCGGCGGCTGACCAGCGGAGTATATCGCAATGGATACTGCTGGCCGTGCGCGCGGCATTGAAGCAGGAGACCGCCCGTGGCAAAGGCTAAATCCAAGGCATCGATCCTAGATCCCGCCACGTTCTGCCGCTGGTGGCAAATGCGGAATCTGCCGCACGATCGCGTTCTCCTGAAAGCTGCCATCGCCGCCGGTCTGGTGTCGCGTGGCGGCGACATGATCTCGCTGACTTGGGATGGGCACACGCTACAAATGGAGCATATCCAGGCAATACAGAAAGCAGCGCGCCGAGCGGAACTGGAAGCGGAGCTGAAGGCGCTGTCCGATGGCTGATCCCGCCGAGGAGAACGCCCGTGGAAAAGCGTGATCTAACCGTCCGCGGCGCCATTGGCGACGCACTACGCGAGGCGCACTGGCAGCGTGGGGTTCTCGCGGACGACTATGCCTCGGAGGCACAGGGAGATAGGGCGGCGGCAAGCATCGTCGCGGCGTTTCTGTCTCGTGTGCCGCCCGGTCTGGATGCCGGGACGCTGCTCGTGGAAGTCAAGGCAATCGCCAACGGCTGATCCGCAACATCCTGACAACGAATAATCATTACATAACCGAACACGACCGCGTATAACGCCACTTTCCCGGAGGCGGTTATGCGCGGCGCGTTGGTATTGATGCTGGCGTGCATCGCTGGTGGAGCGGCGATGGCTGCCCCCGCCGTCTCCGGGAGGGTTTCGTGGTACGGCGGCAAGCGCCATGAAGGCCGCGCCATGGCAAATGGGTGCCCGTTCCGTGAGGCGCTTTTTACCGCCGCGCACCGCAGCTTGCCGTTCGGTTCCGTGCTCCGCGTCACGGATCTCCGCACTGGCCGGACGCTCGACGTGCCGATCACGGATCGCGGGCCTTACATCGACGGCAGGGTTTTGGATTTGTCGCGGGCGGCGTTCGCGCGGCTGGACGACCTGGCCGCCGGGGTGGTGGTCATGCAGCTGGAGGTTATCACGGCTCGGCCTGGGGTGGTGGCGCGGTGTCGTCCGCGTTAGCCACTCTGCCAATACTCCCAATATCCAGACGCTTCGAGGAAGTCATAGGTGGACACCCAGCGTCGGCAAAGCGGCTTCCAAAATAGCCATCTCGGGGTAGGTTGCCACGGGCCTCTGGTCACGAATTACCCTGCGGCCTGGGGTGGCGGCGCGGTGTCGGCGGTAGGGATCGCATTTTCCGCCTGCTCCTGCTTGGCAACAAACCGGCTGCGCAACACCCGATCGACACGCTCTTTCATGTCCCGGATAACCGCCGCATCATCAGGATGATACAATCCGATGTCGTCGCTCTGATCATCCGATGCCACATCCAGAGCCGCCGATAGTATCCGCAGTTCGTCATGTGTCGTGAATCCAATGCCGTCCATCGACCCCTCTCCTGTCCTGAATTAGGGCAAACCGCCCCTGCAACTGCATAACGCGCGATATGGGATGATTATCGTGCGGAGGTGGGGGTTATTCGCCGAGCGAGGCACGGAACCGCGTCCAGCGATCCAGCATCAGATCGGCGATTTCCCGCATGTCATCTGCCGTTAAAGCATCCGGATCGTCGCTATCCGCCGGCCATTCGACGCCGTTGTCATAGCCGGTGCTCACACACAGATCCGCGTCGATTCCGAAAATGCCCTGGTTGGCATAAATCTCGCGCCCCGATTTCAGCACCAGATTGTCGCTCATGTCGGTTCCCCCTCGATATCGCGGCCATTGCCCCGCCCGGCGATGCGGCGGCGGTCCGGCTCCAGCGACCAAACCGCATCCATCACCACATCCCGACCCGACGCCCGGCCGGTAGCCGTCTTTACCGCCGCCAGCCCCTGCATCATCGCCGCAACGGCCAGCATCCGCGCCGTGCGCTGATCCTCGGACAGCGGCGGTTTGCCTGAAATCTGATCCGGTTTGCCCGGCGGTATGACCTCGTTCTGGTCCTGCCGGCTGGTGGCCGCCTCGATCACATCAACCAGCCATTCGGCCATTGTCTGATCCTGCGCCCGCGCGGCGTTGACCGCTTTCAGCCGGGTTGCCACCGGCACCGATTTGATCGTCCAAGATGCGTCCGCCTTGACCATGGTTTGCCCGTTTCACCGTCTGGTTTGCCCCCAGGATTGGCTGTCTGCGGCGGTTCGTCAATGCCGGGGCGGCTCGGGCAAACCTACCGATCGCCGGGGAATTCCGCCTCGACCTCGCCGGTTTCGGGATCGTGCGGCGTCTCGGCCAGCCGGGCGTGCGCATCGGCCAGCAGCGCGTTCAATTCCTCCAGAGCACCGTTTTTCAGCTTGTCCAGCGCGCGGACCACTTCCTCAGACGCGGCGATGGCAACCACGGCTTCCACGTCCGGCGCGGCGTCCAGGCGGGTACGCAGTTCGGCCAGCCATGTGGCGATGGTCCGCTTTGGCGGGGCGGCTGGCGCGGCCGGTGCCTGGGCCTCGGGTTCGGCCTCCAGCGTGGTTCCGGCGAACGTATCGCGCTGCTGGTGCCATTCCTCGGGCGTGTAAACCCCAAGCATGACGCCGGGCGTCCAACGCCGCGCCCAAACCCGCGAGCCGTGGTAAACGAGCTGCTGATCGGGTTGCTTTTTCCAGATACCATTCTCAGTCGCGGCGTCTTTCAGCACGACCTCAACCGTCCGCGGGGTGCTTTCGCCGCGTCGTGTGGCGCTGACCGTGACCTTGCGGTTCTGCCCTTCCCCGCTGAATTGATAGTCCATCAACCCCTGGATGGCCCCGCTGTCCTCGATCGCGGCGGCAACGATGGTGCCGGCGAACAGCAGCTTGCCCTTGATGTTGAACGTCGCCTGCGCCACGGCGAACGGGGACATATTCCAACGCATCGCCTGTTCGATCACCATCAGCGCATCGCCGGGATTGCGCAGGTGTTCGGGCATCATCTTGCCGCGCGCCATCATCTCGGCCAATTGCATGGCCTCGCCCATGTTGCGCGGGATCAGCCCATTGCTGGTGTGTTGCGGCTCGGCTTTTACGATGGCGTTCATGTTATTTCGACCTTATCGTTAATATCGGCGCCGCTTGCGACAGTTCGGCGCCGCTAATGACTTCCGAGAATTCATATTCTCCATTTGGACCGAGTAGCGCGGCCAGGATGGCGGCCTTGTTTGGCGTGCGGACGACTTCGATCGTCACCAGCTCGTCAGGTAGTTTCGCCTCGTCCGTGACAATGACCTTGGGCCGCCCCTGCGTTACCGACAGTGTCGCCTCGGCCGTCTGGAACCGTGTCAGCCCGAGGGCGTCTAGCGTGCCTTGTGCCAGCGCGCGGTATGCCTGTTCCTGTTTGCGGAATCTGTCCCGGCGGGCTTTCAGGTCGTCGATCCTGTCATCCGCCGCCGCCGTGTTGGCCTTGGCGTCCAGGGCGGCGGCGATGATGCGCCGGAGCAGCGTGTCCACATCCACGCCTTCCTCGACCAGGGCCGCGAGGGCGTCGCGTTCCGTGTCGATTATCTGTCCGTGGTCGTCGCGGAGGCTGGCGAGCGTTTCGCGTGCGAGCGCAACGACGCGCTGAACCTGCCAGGCTGATGGCGCGCTCATGGCGTTTCCCCTTCGGCCTTGGCGATGGCGTCACGCAAACAGGAGCGAACATATTCAACATCGCCGGGGCGCTCAGGCATATCGACGAACGATCGGCGCTCGCGCATTTGGGTCAGAGCCATCCGGCACGCCGCAAGCAAATCCGGGGCGGCGATAATCAGGCAGGCGTTGGCTTCGATCTCCGTGCGGGATTTCGGCCCGACGTGCTCGCACTTCACATCCGCAATCCAGGGATCGAGGAAATGGCCCTCGGGATAGACTTGGATCGAGCCGCCGCCGACGTCATGTGTATCGGCGGCCCACGGCCCAGGGGTATGGCTCACGACACAACCCTCAGCCATCCGGCGCGTGTGCGTGTGGTCTCCGCCCGTGCGGCCTCGGATGCGTCCCCGACAAGCGTGTCCAAAAACCGCTCTTGCCGGGAAACGGCGGCGGCGATCTCGACAAGTTCGATCATGGAATTCCGTGACGGGTTGGCGGCGATCTCCAGCAACCGGCCGGCGAGGTATGTGGCCATCACGCCGCCTCCGCCGGTTCGCGCTGCACTTCGACGGGGCGTAGCGCGGCACGCAACAGCGTGTCCTGCACGATAAGCAGCCGCTGATGGCCGTAGGTGTTGGCCGGCATCTCGGCGATCGTGGCGGCCAACAGTTCGAGGACAGTTTTCATCGACCTCGCGCCGATCCAGCCGGTGTCGCCGCTCATGCCACGTCACCGAAGCCGCGGTTGTCGTTGCACCAGTCTCCGAACATCGCGGCGATCTCATCCAGCGGGCGCTCGTCGGTCTCGTCCGCCGCCTCATCGTCCGGGTCTAGTGCTTCCGGGGCCGTCGTCTGGGTCTGCGGCCCGCAATCACCAGCACCCGGTAGATCGGCTCGTCCAGTGCCACCAGCGCCTCGATCATTTCCGCCGGCGCCTGTGTCTCCCAGCGGTCGATAATCTCCCAAATCTGCCGATGGGTACTGCGCATCAGCCGAAATGTGCTGTCCAGGGACGGTGCTTGCGGTGGCCGCCCCATTATTTTTACTTCCCATATCGCGTGAGATACTGACTGCATCTTCTTGATTGAACGGCGCGATTTGGTCGGGAAATTTGGGAGAAACTGCCGAAAACGGCATTTCATCAATGGTTTTTGGGGTTGTGGCGGGACAGAGAAGGTGCCTAGTGCCTGAAGAAATTACCTGCAACTTGGGCGGGAGTGGTTCGAAATGGGGCGGCAAACGCATGAGAGCCTCCGGGTGTGTGGAGGCAATCTTACTGGCGCTAAGCGAACAGCGCAAGCCGCTTTACGGCCTGACGTACAAAAATCCTTAGCCGGATTAAGTCACATTCTTAGCAGTTCGTCAGGATGCGATGCGCTTACCGTGCGATGGGTTGCTTTGCGGTTTCTCCGGCTTTGCGATCCGCAGGGTAATTGCCAGAAATTCCAGGAACATAGTTTGCTGCTCGGCTGTCATTTGCCGATACAGCCGCACTAGTTTCGCCTCGGCGGTATCGTTCACGAGAAGACCACCATCGCCGGTGTTATCCCCGGTAAGTTCCGGCAGGCTGACAGCCAGGATTTCGGCAACGCGCACCAGATTGGTGACCGTGATCCCCTTACGTGAATTATGGCTTTCCCATTGTGCCACGGCCGATTTATCGACCCCCAGCCGCTCGGCAAGTTGCACCTGTGTCAGACCTGCGGTGCGGCGCGCCATGCGAATTCGATCGCCAATTTCCATGGCCTGAATATCGCCGCGATCGGCGCGGAGTGCGCTAAGAATGTCCATTCTATAATACCTTGCGGTCGTAGCTTAGCAATGCTAAGATACATCCCATGCCGCGTGATCCCATTCTCGATGAAGCGTTTTCCCGACGCCTGACGGTCAAGCGAATTGCCGCCGCGTTGGGCATTTCCACCGCCGCCGTATCGCAGTGGGTGCGCTGCCCGGCGTGCCATTTGGATGCCGTGTCTGGAATATCCGGTGTGCCACGCGAGGCGCTGCGCCCGGACCTGTTTCCAGAAAAAGCGGACGCCGCCTGATGCCGGTTTACATGGTTCGCGTCAACGAAACTGGGCCTGTTAAAATAGGCTTTACCGCCGAGCCGGTGCGACGCCTGAAAATCATGCAGAGCAATTACTACGACCGTATTCACATGATCAGGTTGTTTGAAGGCGGCGAGATGGAAGAGTACGGTTTGCATGTGCTCTTTGACGACCTTCGGTTGCGCGGCGAGTGGTTTACATTCGATGAGCGGCTGCTTGGCGATGTCGGACTTGTGGAGATTGCGGCTCCCAGCACGGACTATCGTCCGAACCGTAGAAATCCGCCTCCCAAGCCCCGCAATTCCGATCCAATCGTCCTAAAGCAGGCGCCCATTCCGCCGCCTGTTGTAGCGCCCGTGGCCCACCATCCCAGGGTTGACGCAAGTACTCTGACTAAGGCCGAGGTAGCTTTGCTCATGGCCCGCATGTTGGCCCGGCCCTGATGGGATCGGCGCCTGATACGCGCCCCTGCTGTTACGGTCCTATCACGATAGGAGCCTATCTCGTCTTGATACCCGTCGAAATCGCGTTCGAATCGCATAATGCACCGTCGTTCGGTCGGACATCGCTGTCAAGCCGACACGGAACCGTCATTCAGACCCGGCAACGGGCGCCCCCCCGAAGGAACATACATGATGCGATGGACACCGGCCCGCCTAGCGGAAGTCCGCGCCTACGCGGCCGAGGGCTGCACGGTGAAGCGCGCGGCGGAACGCATGGGTACGACCGAACGCGCGTTGCAGGTTCAGGCATCGCTTCACAAGATCAGGTTTCGCGGCCGCCGGTCCGGTAATCGGGAGGCGGGAAGCACGACGCTGGCCGAGGAAATCGCGCTGGCCAAAGCTGAGGCGCCGCACGCGCCGCTGTATCGCGGTGGCTGGCCGTGACCGCCCCTCTCGCCTGCGCACTCTGCTCCAGCCCAAACTGGTGCGCGTGCGCGCCTGGGTCCGTGGCCGAGGAGCGGTTCCAGGGCAACGTCTGCGTTCTCAACCCGGCGCCTGAGATCCCGCTCGTTGCTTGGTGCCTCAACTGCTGGCCTGCTGCCCAGGCACGGCGGGCGGTGTCGTCGTGCTAATGCAGGCATTAATTAATTACGATACCGCGGACGGTGCGCTGCACACGCTGTATGTCGGCGATGTGGCCACCCTCCAGGCTGCGGAAACCGGGCTGCGCTCGGCGGTGGACGAAGCGCGGGTGCATGGCGGGACCAACCTTCGCGTGCGCATGATCGATCCCAGCAACGGCCGGTGCGTGTACAGCGCGCGGGTGCCGTCGTAGTGGCCCAACCGGAACATAATTTACAAACCAAAATCAATCAGTGGGTCCGGGAGCACGTCCCGACCCCGCACCATTTTTTCAGCGCCGACCGCTCGAAAAAGCAGTCCGAATTCCAGCACGTTCGGGAAAAGGCGCGCGGCATGGTGCCCGGCCAACCCGATACGCATCTGCTGATACCGGGCTATCCGCTTATCACCTGCGAACTCAAGGCCCCCGGGAACCGTCCCACGGCGCAACAGGAACGCGTCGGCGCGGCGATCGTGGCGGCTGGTGGCGTCTGGGGCTGGGCAACCACGGTCACCGAGTACGCGCGGCTGCTCGTGGAGCGTGGCGGTGTGGCGCTGCCGCAATCTGCGTTCCTGGCCGCCGCCGGGCATGACGCGACGCTCGCCGGGGCAGCGATCAAGCGGGCGGAGCGCAAGGGCGTGGTCTCCCCGCGCCGGTTCGCCGCCAAGCCGTCCGTGGCGCAGGTGCGCCGGGCCGAGGCGTTGCGGGCACGGGTGCGGTTTTGACCGCTCCAGAAAAACCCGGCGCTGACGTGTGGATAATCGCCGCCTTCGGTCTGACGATGATTGGCACCCTGATCGCGGGGTGCGCGCTCGTCTGGGGCTGGTCCGGCGCGCTCTTTGCCACCGCCGGATGCGCGTTCCTGATGATGCAGCTTGCGATACGGGTATCCCGGCAATGACCGCCAACCAAACCGGCTGGATGCGCAGGGTTGGCGACGATCTGATCGGCGGCTTCACGGACAGTTTCGGATTCGTGACGCACATCCGGGGCCAGGCGCAATGGATGGGCGGGGAACTGCAATGGCGGATCACCGCGAATGTGGAAGTCCCGGAAGAATTTCGTTTGCCATGGCTCGACGATGAAGAAACCGGGGTGCCGACGTGAGCCGCCGTATGGACTCTGGCGCGGATGTAGGCCCAAATAGGCAACGGCCCCAGCTTCCAACTGGAGCCGTTGTATTCAATCGATTGGCCGGCGGGCCAATGCGACGACAGGACCTTCCCCCCCTGTTCTTTCAGAATCCCGCTTTGCCGTCAAGGCGGAGCTTTGCCCCATGACGCCGACGATCAGCGCCCTGACGACATCCCTTGTCCGTCCGGTGACGCGCGGCGATCTCCCCATTGAACAGGCGCACGCCGCCATCACCATGGCGATCCTGCAAAGCAATCCCCCGCCCGAACTGCTGGCCGATAAGCTGCGCATCTGGCGTCACATCCTTGCGATGGAAATCGACCGCCGGGAGGTTCAGCGGGCGACGGTCCAAGGCGCTATCGTTCGCGCACTCCGCCCGATGATCGATCGCCGGGCGCCGAAAAATCAGCTTCTGGCCGAGGCTTTCAATGCCAACGAGGACCACGGATCACCCCTGACCGAGTCCGAAGTGCGGCAAATCGCAGTGAGCGAAGTGGCGCGCTCAATACGGGGGAACCGCTATGTCAGACGATGACACCTGGAACAGCTATGCAGAACAGAAACAAGATGTTCCGCTTGTCCTGCAACCGGCGCGCTTGCCAAACCCCGACTCTATTCCTCCGCGCCAATGGCTTTACGGAACTCAACTGATCCGTGGCTTCGTGACCGTGCTGGTGGCACCGGGCGGCACCGGCAAGACGGCCTATGCGATGGTCGTTGCCGCCGCCCTGGCATCCGGCCTGAACCTGCTTGGCGAGCATGTTTTTGAGCGCAGTAGCGTCGCCGTGCTCAATCTTGAAGATCCGATGGACGAACTCAACCGGCGCCTGGCGGCTATTCGGTTGCGCTATAAGCTTGGTCCGGACGATCTTGCTGGCCGGTATTTCATGCATTCCGGCGAGGATCGCCCGCTTATCATGGCCGGGCTTGACGAGCGTGGTTTCGAAATCGTTCATCCCGACGAGGAAGCATTGATCAAGGAAATCAATGCACATGAAATCGGCCTGATCGTAGTCGATCCGTTTGCTGAGTCCCACACCCTCGAAGAAAACAGCAATCCGCAAATGATCAAGGCCGCCGCCGCGTGGCGCCGAGTCGCGCGGAAGACGAGCTGCGCCATCATGCTTGTGCATCACGTCCGCAAAGGCGTGGTGGCCGATATCGACAGCGCGCGTGGCGCCAAGGCGCTGACCGATAGCGCCCGCATTGGCCTGCTGATGTCGCCGATGTCATCCGAGGATGCCGAGGGCATGGGTATCGATGACGCCGAGCGAACCCGCTTCGTGCGCCTCGATGACGCCAAATCGAACATGGCCGCCAAAGCCGGTAAAGCGAGTTGGTTCCGGCTGGATCGGGTCGAACTGGGCAACGGCAGGGGCATCTATCCGCACGGCGACAAAGTCGCGGTTATTGAGCCATGGGAAGCACCCACAACCTTTGCCGATCTTACGCCCGCCGATTGCAATGGGGCATTGGACATTATCGGCCGTGGATTTGAGCCGGACGTGCTGTTTACTGCGTCTCGCCGGGGCGGCAGTCATCGTTGGGCGGGCATCGTGCTGGTGAACAAATTCGACCGCACCGAAAAGCAGGCGGGCGCCATTATCGCGACTTGGATGCAATCCGGATTGCTTTTTGAGACTGACTATACCCACCCGAAATGGCGTCGTCCGGCGGTCGGGGTGAAGGTCAATGACACCAAGAGACCGTCGTGAAGCGTAGCAGAACCGTAGCAGAACCGTTGCGCAAAAACCGGCGTAGGGCGGTGCTACGCTACGGTTGGCCCTAAGGGGCCATTCCGTAGCGTAGCAGACCCGCAGTCCGTAGCCGAATTCAAAGCCGCAACCGTAGCAGAACCGTCGCAAGCATAGCGTAGCAAGGACTCGGATGAGGCGTTATGATAGCATTATCGGCAACCCAACGCGACAAGCTGGCGCGGCTGCTGGCGTTGCTAGGCTCCAACTTTGCCGGCGAGCGCGATGCGGCCGGACTTGCGGCTCATCGGCTGGTGAGCGGAGCCGGCCTGACATGGCAGCAGGCGCTAACGCCGTCGATCGCGGCACCGGCTGCATCGTCCAAGCCACGAGCACAGCCAGAGCCAGAGCCGGAGGACGATTGGCGCGCGTTGGCAAAAAACTGCCTGAACTATTCACGCCTGATTACCGCATGGGAATGCGAATTTCTCGAAGGACTGCCGCGTTTCCCCCGTTTGAGCGAGCGGCAGGATGCGGTTTTGCAGAAAATCGCCGCCAAACTGCGCAAATGCGGTTGCGAAGTGTGACAATCGCCGCAACTGCCACGCCGCCGAGCACGGCAAACCCGCCTGACAGGAGTCCCCCATGACCAACCCCATCGACCGCGGATCGCAGACTCGGTGAACCCCTACACCGCCGCCGCCGTGAGTGCCTTGGTCACCGCCGTTGCCAGCGCCTGGGCCGCGTATGCCGCCTTTTGGTCCGGCTACCGCTCCGGCCGCCGCGCGGGGTATCTGGCCGGGGTGCAGGATACCGACTGGATTGGGGGAAAACCCCCGGCCGATGGCAAGCCAGCAACCCGCAACCGCACCGACTGGACAGCCCGCCGATGAACGTGACCGCCGACATGATCCGGCAGGCGGTCAAGGACGCGGTAACCGGTGCTGGCCGCGATTACGGAGCGCTGACCCAACGCGAACGCATCATCGCCGGGGTTGTCGCCCGCCGTGCCATCGACGCCCTCGTCCGCGCCAGCCTCAGGATGCCCAACCTATGAACAGCCACGCTGACCCCAAAATTATGACCGCTGGGCCGTTTGCAGGGGGGGGGCGCTAGGGGTCATGCGGACGGCACCCACACGGGCCTGTACGACCCTCCCAGGCGAAATTGCGCCATCGTCACAACCCGCACCCATGGAGACCGCAAATGACCGAATGGACGAAATACGTGTCCCACAAGATCGTCAGCGCCGCGCCGATCTTCCAAATCGAGGACGTGGGCGGCAGGCTGTTAATCCTGGTCAAGCCATGCGCCGATCATACCGTCGAGCGGTTCGAACCAACGGAACCAGCCATGGCAAAGCGCGCGGAGGTTGGCGGTTACGCCGTGATCTACGCGGACGGGTACAAATCCATCAGCCCGAAAGCCGCGTTTGAGGAAGGATACCAGCGTGTCGTGCCTGCGGCCTTGGAGGGCTATCCTGGTGTCTGAAACCACAGTCCGTGAACGCCCCAGCGGCCGCTACGTTCGCGTCGCACCCCCCGTCCCATCCCGCGATTTGAAGCCTGCAGACGCCGTGACGTGGTGGTGCAGCGTCTGCTACAACACCATCGACCGAGCCTGCGCCAACCCAACCCACGGATGCAGGATCGACGCTGAAATGGTGGAATTTCGCCTGGAGCAAGCCGGTGCCACGCTGCTCGCCATGCGCTCCCCGTCCGCCTATCCCGCCGCCGTCCGGTCAGCCATGCCGGACTGCCTCCAAACGGCCCAAGAGGCTTACGGCTATACCGATGAAATCGTCCGCCCAGCCCAGCCCGACGCCGCCGCCATCTCCCTCATGGACACGACTTTCACATGGCTTCGCTACATCCCGCAAACCCGCCACGTCGTCCGCCGCATCGTCGCCGCGCGCTCGCTTGTCCACCCGATGACCGAGCGCCATTGTGTCACCTGGCGGCGCCTGGAGCGCATCATCCACGCCGACCGCAAGGCCATCCAGCTCTGGCACGCACAGGGTATCCAGGCGATCGTGGAGGGGTTGCGGGGATGACCGGCACAGACGTCACGGAGCATGTGGCGCGGGCGATATGCCGGGCCGAGTGCTTTGCGTGCGGGCCGGATCTCGCGTGCCATGGCTTCATCGTTTATGGCAGGCAGGCCCGTGCCGCCATCGCCGCCGTGCGCGCCTGGGACGAAGCCAACCTCGCCCGTGCCGACGAGCCGCCCGTCGAAACACCCGCGCCAGTTGCGGGATGGGAACCACTGTGAGCGCGCCGGACGTGGTGACGATCGCCGGCCGGCAATGGACGATCGACCACATCAAACTCGGCGACGCCGTGTATTTCGGCTGTGGCATCCTTCCCCTCCGACGTTCCCGCGCTGAAATCCTCCGCGATATTCGGATGGCCCAGGGACCGGAATGGAGAGTGGCGCACATAATTAATCCGTTAACTACTTGACATATCCCCACAAATCGGCCATCGATTCGATAGGACGGCGTTCTGTGCGCCATCACCCCCCCAACACACCACGAATCGGGACTATGACGTGACCGGACAGCAATGGCCCGCCGATGCCGTCGAGCGGCGCCCGGTGGCGTCCCTGGTGCCATACGCTAAAAACGCCCGCACACATTCGCCCACGCAAATCGACCACCTCGCCCGCCTGATCGCTGCCTATGGGTGGACAAACCCCGTCCTGGTGGATGAGGCGAGCGGCATCATCGCCGGTCACGGCCGCATCATGGCAGCGCAAAAGCTGGGCCTGGCGGATGTGCCGGTCATGGTGGCCCGAGGTTGGAGCAAGGCCCAGGTCCGTGCCTACGTGCTCGCCGACAACGCATCCGCCGCTCAAGCCGGGTGGGACGACGACCTGCTGAAGCTGGAACTCGGGGATCTGAAGCTGGAAGGCTTCGATCTCGACCTGACCGGGTTCCGTGACGACCAACTGGCGTTTCTGCTGGACGTGACCGAGGGGCTGACCGACCCGGACGACGTGCCCGAGCCGCCCGCCGAACCCGTGACCGTCCTGGGCGATGTGTGGATCATGGGCATGCACCGGCTGGTGTGCGGCGACAGCACCACCCCCGAGGCGGTTGACGCGGCACTGGCAGGCGTCAAGCCGCACCTGATGGTGACAGACCCGCCGTATGGCGTGGAGTATGATGCGTCGTGGCGGAACAAGGCGCTACGAGCGGATGGTTCGCCTATCGGTGCCAGGGCCATCGGCAAGGTTGAGAACGACGACCGCGCGGACTGGTCCGAGGCCTGGGCGCTGTTCCCCGGCGACGTGGCCTATGTGTGGCAGGGCGATAAGCAGATTACCGACATGGCCGCGCAACTTACGAGCAACGGCTTTATATGCCGCCATCTGGTTATCTGGGCCAAAAGTCAGTTCGTTATCGGACGCGGCGACTATCATTTAATGCACGAAACTTGCTGGTATGCTGTGCGCAAGAATGGCACCGGGCATTGGGCGGGCGACCGCAAGCAAACCACCGTCTGGCAGATCGACAAGCCGCAGAAATCCGAAACCGGCCACAGCACCCAAAAGCCCGTCGAGTGCATGAAGCGGCCGATCGAAAACAACTCATCCCCCGGCCAGGCGGTTTACGAACCGTTCTCCGGCTCCGGAACCACCATCATCGCCGCCGAAATGACCGGGCGCGCATGTCACGCCATCGAACTCTCGCCCGCATACGTGGACGTGGCCGTGCTGCGTTGGCAGGCGTTCACGGGACAACAGGCAACTCTCGAATCAACAGGTAAAACCTTTACGCCATGACACCGGATTTTGCGGATGACTAAAAGGACCGGCGAGCCTGTCGGGCGCCCCGCGATCGAATTCGACCTGGCACAGATTGAGGGCTTGGCGCGCATTCAATGCACCGACGAGGAAATCGCCGCCGCCGTGGGGTGTTCCGTCGATACGCTCGCGCGCCGCAAGGTTGACGACCCGGCGTTCATGGAGGCGCTTCAGCGCGGCAAGGCCAAGGGGCGCGGGTCGCTGCGCCGGTTGCAATGGCAGCGTGCCAATGGCGGCTCGGATACGATGCTGATCTGGTTGGGCAAGCAGTTGCTCGGCCAGCGTGACAAGTCGGACCAGTCCGTAACGGGTGAGAATGGCGGTGCGATCGTAATGCAAATCATCTCAGGCGTGGATCGTGGCGAGGATTGAACGAATGACGATTGCCGATGATCTGGAAGCCGCAAGGCGCGAATGCGAGCGCACCTATCGCCCAAGACAGCCGCAAACGCGGATATCCGCTGTCGTGGACTACGTCTGTCATTCTCCCGAATATCTAGCCGCGCGAAAGGTCTATCAGGCGCTCGCCGTGAAATGCGGGCTGTTGCGTGCTAACCAAAGAGATTGACCTGGGCTACCGGGCCCGGCCGCAATTCCGCGCCTTCCACGCCCGCAAGCAACGCTGGGCCTGTCTTGTCGTGCATCGCCGTGGCGGCAAGACCGTCGCCTGCATCATGGACCTGGTTGACGCCGCCTTGCGCGCCACCAAGCCCGACGCCCGCTTTGCTTACATGTCGCCCACCTATTCTCAATCCAAAGACGCAGCCTGGGGCTACCTCAAACGCTTCACCGCCAATATCCCCGGTGTGGAACAACGTGAATCCGACCTGATGGTTGTGTTCCCGAACGGCGCGCGGGTGCGTCTATACGGCGCCGATAACTACGATCGACTGCGCGGCACTTACGCGGATGGCGTGGTCCTGGATGAGTATGGCGACATCGACCCGCGCGCCTGGCCCGAGGTTATCAGACCCTCGTTAGCCGATCGGCAAGGCTGGGCGGTGTTCATCGGCACGCCGAAAGGGCGGAATGACTTCTACCGGCTGCACACCGCCGCCGAGACTGATCCAAACTGGTTTTCGCTGGTCCTGAAAGCGTCGCAAAGCGCCCTGCTGCCGGATGCCGAGCTTGCCGACATGCGAACGCAAATGAGTGCCGATCAATATGACCAGGAACTTGAATGCAGCTTCGATGCCGCGATCCGTGGCGCCATCTACCGCACCGAACTGGCCGAAATCGAGGCGTCCGGCCGCGTCTGCAGCGTGCCTTACGACCCATCCGTGCCAGTCTGGACATCGTATGACCTTGGTATCGGAGACGCCACGGCGCTTTGGTGCGTGCAGCTTGTCGGCAAGGAAGTCCACGTTATCGACCACTACGAAGCGACGGGCGAACCGCTGACCCATTACGTGCGCTGGCTGGACAGCAAGCCCTACCGCTACGGCATCGACCTCCTGCCGCACGACGCGGCCGCCCGCGAACTCGGCACCGGCAAGACCCGTGAGGAACTGTTGCGCGCGAACGGCCGCAAGGTGCGAGTGCTGCCCGCACAGTCGATCGAGGACGGCATTGAAGCGGTGAAAATGATGTTGGGCCGCTGTTGGTTCGATCGGGAACGCACCGTGCGCGGGCGGGAATGCCTGGCGCACTACCGGCGGGATTTCAACGACAAGATGGGGATTTACAAGACATCCCCGGTCCACGATTGGGCCAGCGATTCATCCGATTCGTTACGCTATATGGCGATGGGGCTGCGTGAGACCGCCCCGCGTGCCGCCCCGCCGCCCAAGCCCGTCATGCGCTCGGGCAACTCCGGCTGGATGGGCACCTAGCCCAACCCGCCACCCGCCACCGCCAAGCCGAAACCCACCGTCACCCACGGGAGAAAATCCATGTCCGACAAGCCAACCCAGCAGTCAGCCTTCGAAGCCTCCGTCGATCGCAAGGGCGTCAAGCCGTCCAAGGCCGAACGCGGCAAGGCCGACCATGACCACGACGAGGATGCCGCCCAAGAGACCGAGGGCCAGACGCACGACACAGACACCGCCGACACCGAGGCGGACGACAAGGCCCGCGCCGACGAGGAAGCCGCACGCAAGACGGAAGCCGACAAGGCCCGCCGTGCGGAAGCTGGCACCACCGCCGCCGCAAACGGCGATCCAGCCGGTGTCGCGTTCGCCCAGCGCATCGCGGACGTGAAGTTCGAACTGCGCAACCAGGGCCATTCTAACGCCGAAACGCTGATCGACGACCTCTATGCCGGCATCCAGCGGCTTGAGGCCAAAACCGGCGGGAATGCCTGACCGATGGCGCTGACCACGTTCGGGCCTGGCGTCGGGCTGATGGATCACGGCGCCCTGGACACGAACCTGGCGGCGCTTGCCCTCAACGCCCGTGCCGCGCCCCGCCGCACCCGCCTGGCCAAGACCCTTGGCAGCGGATGCAGCTATTCCGCCGCTTATCCGAACGGCACCACGATCACGTTCCTCCATATCGTGCCGATCGAGGCGGACTGTTACGCGGTGCGGATCGGTGTCGCCAACCCGTTCAACGCCGACATGGCCATTCTGAAAGCCTCGGTCTATCCGTCCAGCACCTATAGCGTGCTGTCCGCGAACAGTAACGCCGGGCTGAAGGACATCCTGCACGCCACGCAATACACGGTGGTTCCGACCGGCGGCGGCCTGGCCTGCCCGCTCTACTTCGACAACGCCGGCGCGGATCTGCCCACCATCAACACGGCCGGCACCACGCGCGCCTTCACCATGGCCGCCAACTCGGCCAACGCGGCCAACGCCAAAGTATCCTATACGATGCAATGGTCCGATTTCTCGCCCTGCACCTCGATCGCGCGCACGGACGGCGGCACGGCGCGGCTTTTGTTCATTTATATCACTGTCAACTCAACCGCGATGGCCTACAGCAACATCCTGTGCGGCCAGGCGAACGCCGATTCCCTGGCCGTGCGCGGGCGCTATGTCTGGACCGGAGCGGCATGGACCACCGGCACGGACTTTGCCGACAACCCCACCGGCACGGGGTTCAAGCAATGGGCGTTGGCTCCGCTGCTGGCCGTGCAATACCTGACCGCCAGCCCCGGCATCCAGGTCGTGCTCAACGGCGACAGCCTGCCCGCCGCCCCGGCGACCGATCAGTATTCCACGCCCCTGATGCGCGCTGGCTATGACCTGTCCAGCCCGACCATGCCGATCGAGGTTGCCAGTCTGGCGTTTGGCGCCACCGGTTCCGCCGTCTATGACCCGCTACTGCGTAACAATGTCGCCGCGATCCGGCCGTCCATCGCCGCGTTCTCCCCGAACTCGCGTAACGACGCGGCCAATCTGACCGCCGCCGCGACGCAAGTGCTGATGGCCAAGGCGATGGCGAACGCCGACACGTTCAAGGCGGCCTACGGCACGGTGCCAATCCTGAATAGCGCCGGTTGCCAGCCCTCGATTGACGGCAATTCAACCCTGATCGCGGGCTTCAACGACGTTCAGGCCCGCATGGTGGCGTGCGGCCTGCCGCTCATCAACGGACCGGCGGTGATCGGCAACAACGCCGGCGCCGCGCCGTGGGATTACCTGGCGGGGTATTCGGACGACAACACGCACCCGAATTCGGCCGGCGCGGAGGCTATCGTGCCGCAGGCGACCGCGGTTCTCCGTCAACTGATCGGACTATGACCATGATCCGCCCCATTCTGATTGCGGGACTACTGCTGCCATCCCTCGCGCTGGCGCAAACAACCATGCAGACGACCGTGCCCACCACATTCGGCGGCGGCGTCGGTCTGATCGATCAGTCCAAGGTCGACGCCAATTTCGCGGCGGTGGCGGCTGGGACGGTGGTCAAGACCATCGCCGTTGACCATAGCACCGGGACGGCCGGGTTTCGCCCGAACCAGTTTCTAACCACCCTTACGCCAGCCAGCACCACAACAAATGCCTGGGAAAACTGGTATTGGACGCTCCAGCTTAACGGCCCCGGCACCGCGACCGGCGAAATCAACCTGATCCACCCGGTTTTCACCGTGGCGAACGGCGCCAATTCGACCACAAGCGAGGTATTCGAGGCATCGCTTGTCAATGGCGGAACGGTCGGTCAGCACAATAGCTACCTGGCACTTCCGACCATGCTTTCGACAGGCACCGCAACAACGGTTTACGGCTACAAGGCGCAGCTTTCTAACGCCAATCCAACCGCCGGGGCGGTGGCGACCTATGCCGGCCTGGATTGCGAGGCGTTCACCGGCGGCGGAAGTGCCCCGACCGGAAGCTATTGCATCCGTAACGGCGATGTCAGCTCGCCCATCTCCACACTTGGAAGCATCGGGGTCGGCACGCTGACCGCACCGGCGGCGAAGCTGTTTGTCCAAGGCGCGGACAACAGCACCGGAACATTTTCGATCATGCTGAAGAACGCGGCGACGACCGTTGTTTTCGCGGTTGCCAACGACGGAAAAATACAGAGCGCGGGCGTCAACTCGGTGTCGTGCGCGGCCGGCGTGGTGGTGGCGGCAACCATGGTCGTCACTAACGGCATCGTCACCCATTGTTAGGACCGCACATGATCCGTTACACACTGGCGGCCCTGCTGCTGCTGGCGCCCGCCGCGCGTGCCGCCGAGATCACCCCCGCGCCGCTGACCGGATACGCCACCCTGCCCGTGCTGGCGGCGTCCCTGGCCCTGTCCGGCGCTACCCTGGGGCCGTCCAGTCCCGCGTTTCCGACCAGCGCGTTGCCAAACAAATACCTGGAAATCCGCAACAGCGCGGCGTCAGCCTCCACGCTCTACGTCTGTCCGCTGGGTGGCACCTGCACGGCCGCTGTCGGCATTCCCCTGGCGGTGGGCGAGAGCAAGACGTGGATGCTGGGCACGTCCACCGGGAGCCTGACATCGCCCACCGTGATTTCCGGCACCACGGCAACCGCGATCGTTAGCTGGTGATGCTGCGACGTGGGCTGATGCTGGGATCGGCAATGGGGCTGGTGACGACGGCCGCGCGTGCGCAACGCACCTGTTTCGACGTGTTCGACCGCTGCTTCAACACGACAGCCGCCGGCCCATCCCTCACCCTGGACTTTGCCAACAATGGCGCCGACGCCAGGCTGACGACCGTGCGCGCGGCAGGCGGGGCAACCACGTTCGACGTGTCCGGCGCCCTGGTTGTGTCCGCCGCCAACACCCAGCGGATCGACTTCGATTCCGTCACCCATGCGGCCCGTGGCTTGCTGGTGGAGGAATCGCGCACCAACCTGCTGCTGAACAGCGGCGTGCTGGCAACCCAAAGCGTCACCACCGCCGCCACAGCCTACACGCTGTCATTCTACGGCACTGGTACCGTCACGCTGACCGGCACGTCCACCGCCGGGCCGCTGGTTGGTTCCGGCGCGTTCCCCGCCCGCGTGACGCAGACATTCACCCCCACGGCTGGCACGCTGACCCTGACCGTAACCGGCTCGGTTCTGAACGCCAGCCTGGAAGCCGGGGCGCTGGCAACGTCCTGGATCAGCACCGCCGGGACAGCGGTCACGCGCGCGGCGGATGTGGTGACGCTGGCAACCGGGAGTTGGTTCAACCCCGCGACAGGAACGCTGGCCGCCGATGCCGTCTTCGGCAACACCGCCGCCACCGCCGTAGCTGCATCGCTCAGTGATGGCGGAACCAGCAATCGCGTGCGTCTCGGGAGGCTTACCGGAGGGGCGATGTTCGGAGATAGCGTGGCCGCTACCGTCACATCCACATTCCTTTCTGGCGGCTCGAACACGCCGCCGGCAGTCGCCAAGATCGCCTATGCTTTCGGCGGCGTGGCCAACGCGGCGGCTGCCAATGGCACCTCGCTTGGCGTGGGAACGGCAACCCCGCCAGTCGGCATCAACACACTGACGATCGGTTCAGGCCCAGCGGCCGGTCAATTCGCGAACGGCTGGACGCAGCGCCTGCGCTACTGGCCGCGCGCCCTGTCCACGGCCGAACTCCAGGCGGCAACCACATGAGCGCCCCGTTCGTCCTGGTGCTGCTGCTGGGATCGGCCAAATCGGACGCAATCACCGTGATCGACATGCCGGACCGCGCCACCGCCGAGCGGTGCCTGTCCGTGGCCCGCAATGCGCGCTCGTTCGATGACGGCTTTATTCTGGATCGGACCCACTGATGGCCCGCGATCAATCCGACCTCGAAATTCTGGCGGAAGCCAAAGCGCGGTATTCCAGGTGCCAGTCGCACGAGAGCAAGGCGCGGGAAAACGCACTCCACGACGCAAGATTCGCTAATGGAGACGCGCTGAATTCGGCTCAGTGGCCCCCGGCGACGATGCAGGCGCGCGGCGACAAGCCATGTCTGACCAGCAACAAAACCCGCCAGCACAATTTGCATATCGTCAACGACGCCCGCCAGCATAAGGCGGCGATCAAGGTGACGCCGACCGGCAACGGCGCCACGTTCGAGGCGGCACAGGTGTTTTCCGCCATCATCCGGCGGATTGAATACCAATCCAAGGCGATGGATGCTTACTCGACCGCGATCTATCATCAGGTGGAAAGCGGCATCGGTTACGTCCGTGTCTGCACCGATTACGCCGACGAGGACAGCTTCGATCAGGAAATCTACATCCGCCGGGTGAAAGACCCGCGCGATGTGTATTTGGACCCGGACGCCCAGGAGTACGACAAGGGCGACATGAAATTCGCGTTCTTCTTCACGAAAACGCCGCGCAAGGAATTCGAGGCCAAATACCCTGATGCCGACACCGACGTCGGCCAGACGCTCGATTACGCGATGGACGACTGGGACAGCAAAGAACACGTCATGGAGGCCGAATACTGGCGGCGCGGCGTGAAAGACGAGGAACTGCTGGAGCTGATGGACGGCACGGTAATCCCCGACAAGGCGTTGCCGCCGGGAATGCGCGCCAAGCTGCAAATCAAGCGCACCCGCAAGGTTTCCAAGCCGGAGATCGAGTGGTTTCAGTTCGCCGGTAACGAGATCATCGACCGCAAAATTTGGCCCGGCCGGTATATTCCGATTGTGCCGTTCATTGGCGAGGAAATCACCATCGACGGCCAGATGGACCGCAAGGGGCATACGCGCGCGCTCATTCACCCGCAACAGATGCTCAATTACTGGATTTCCGAGGCCACGGCGCAGGTCGCGTTGCAGACCAAGGCCCCCTATGTGGCGATGGCCGAGGCAATCGAGAACCGGGACCATTGGCACAACGCCAATACGGCGAATCTGTCAGTCCTGACCTATAACGGCTGGGATGAGCAAGGCCAAAAGCTGGAACGTCCCCAGCGTGAGCCGCCGCCGCAGATGGCGCAGGCCTATTTGGAGGGCATTGCCATCGCGCGGCAGGACATGATGGAAGTGTCGGGACAGTATGCCGCGGAAATGGGTGCGCCGGGCAATGAACGCAGCGGAACGGCTATACAGCAACGCCAAAGAGAAGGCGACACCGCGACTTACCACTATATAGATAATCAAAGTAAAGGCATAAGACAAATCGGCCGTATTTGCCTCGACCTGATCCCCAAAATCTATGACGTGGCACGGGTTATCAAGGTCATGGGCGAGGATGGTACGCAAAGCGATGTGCATCTCGATCCGGACGCACCCCAGGCCCATCAGCACGTCATGCCGCCCCAGGCACCCGGACAGCCGCCCCAGCCGGTGACGCCGGAACAGGCCAAGCAGGCGCAAGACGACCCGGATTCGCCTGACCCGCGTGTGATTTTTTCACCCGTTGTTGGCCGCTATGATGTTGAGGCCGATGTAGGACCGAGTTACGGCACGCAAAGGGAAGAGGCCCAAAATGCGTTTACACAAATTATGGCGCAGAATAAGGAGGCTTTTGCCATTGTTGGCGACTTCTGGGCGCAAAACTCCGACTTTCCCGGCGCGGACGAATTAGCCGAACGTCTCAAACGTGGCCTTCCCGCGCAATATCGCCCTGGTCCCGACCCGGCGACGATCCAGCTTCAGCAGCAGTTGCAGCAGGTCACGCAGCACGGCCAGACGATTGCCCAGCAGGCGGACGCGGAAACGTCGCACCTGAAGGCGCAGATCGCCGCCCTCGAAGAGCGCATGAAGGAGAAATCCGGCACCGTGGACAATGCCACGTACGACGCGGAAACCCGCCGCCTGGTGGCAGTCGCCAACGCCGACCCGACACTGGCCAAGATCATCTACCGTTCCATGGCCAGCCAGATTCTCGGTATGCCCGCGCTGCCGATTATCCATGCCCACGACGCCGCCGACGCGGAGCACGCGCAATCCATCGCCCCGGCCGATCCCGAGGCACAGGGCGCGGTCAACGGAGCGGCGGCATGAGTTACCATGTCGGGAATATCTGCCCGCGTTGTCAGGCATGGACCCCTATAGGCGGGTTGCATCAATGTCTGGCGTCCGTTCCATCGCCTCAACAATTTAACCCCTGGGCGACACAACCCGGCTGTATCTGTCCGCCGGGCGCCAACCTGACATGCGCATCCGCCACATGCCCGCGCAAGGCCCACGGAGCCACGCAATGACCCTCAAACGCGCCCGCCGCCTGACGAGCATCGCCGGGCTGGTTGCCGTGTGGGCCGCGCTGGGGATACTGCTGTCCGCCTGCACCCAGGCGCAGCGCACCCGCGCCGTCGCGGAGGGCCAACTTTTCTGCGGCATGGCAACGAAAGCCGGGCCGCTGGTCGTGGCGCTGGCGAACGCCGCGGGCGCTCCGGTCATTGTCACCGGCGTTGCGGCCGAGATCGTGGCGGCCGAGTGCGCGCTGATTGCCGCTATACCCGTTGTGCCGCCGGCTGATCCCGCCGCCGCGCCGGTGGTGGCCGTGGCGATCCCGCCCGCGTTGGCAACATGACGCCCGCACGGTTCGCGGCCTGGGAACGGCAGCTCGACGCGGCGCAAAAGGCGATCAACAAGCGGCGCAAGAAGCTGGAGCGCGACGAAACCCGGCTTGACAAACGCTGGTGGAAACTGAGTGCCAAGCGGCAAGAACTGACCGGGCGCGGACCGCTAACGCCGGATGCTGTAACCGGGGCGGCGTTGGCGCTGTTGCATCAGAAGCTGGATTTCTTCGCCTCGGACGCCGCCAAGATCGGCACCAGCCTGCGCATTCGCCTGCCGACGAATTACACGGTGAAAACGGGCGATGCCCCGTGACCGCCGCCGTCCGCTGTCCGATGTCGATTGGCTCGACGTGACCAGCCCGCGCGTTCGTTATGCACTGATCCGATCCGGTGCGCGGACGCCTGATGATGTGCGCCGCTTGGGCCGGACGTATTTCGAGGCACAGCGCGGAATTGGAACCACGACGTTGCACGCGATCGGTGAGGCAATCGGCGGCTGGGAAAAGCCATGACGCAAGCCATCAATCCTGGGTGCCGTATCCGTTCGGTGCGCGACAAGGCGTCCGGTTTCGTGCTCCATCGGTTGCAAGGCCGCACGGAGCAGGCGCGGATAACGTTCTTGGCTGATATGCGCGGTCTGGTGGACGCAATTCAGTCGGATGGAATGCCAATCGTTGGCTATGCGGTCGTGCTCTGGGACGCGGACGGTGGCAGCAATGCATCACTCGTGGCCGGGGCTGGATCGACCATCCCCTCCATCGCCATGCCGGAGTTCGTCAAGCAGCGGCTATTGGCTGCGAAAATTCAGGAATGGATTGGTTGATATGACGCCGGACCATCTCGCGGCTCTCCAGTCGATTATCAGCGTGCAGGAAGGGCTGGCGCGCACGGTTGAAAACCTCATTAACGCGGTGCAGCGGCTTGACGAGCGTATCGGCGCGATCGAGGCGAAAGGTGCCATATGTATAGAACCATGAAAAATATGCGTTGACGATCGCGTTGCGTGGAGCTGCGGCGGCTGCATCCGGCTCCGACCCGTCACAGTAAAGGCACCCCATGACCCTGATAGTGATCCTGCTGATTTTATTGCTGCTGGGCGGCGGCGGATGGGGATGGCGTTCGGGCAACATGTCAGTCGGAAGCCCGGTGTTCCTGGTTCTCGTGGGCGTCGTGTTGTTCCTGCTGTTCGGCGGCGTCCTAGCACCAAGCGCCGGATGGTATCACTGGTAAGCCTAATGCAACGCGGCCTTGACCCGCTCGACCATGGCGGCATGACCGGGCAGCGCCGCTTCCCGCGTGATGTAGCGGTCCATTTCGCCATCTAGCGGACCTCCAAACACCATCGTCTCATAAAGGATGGGCGGACCATCCCCGCCGGTCAGATAGGCGAAACTATGATCGATCGCGAGAAACACCGTCGATATACGAACGTCGCCGACACCGATGATATTCTCGGCGATCGAACGGTTGTGTGTTCCGAACCACTGGCCCCAACGGGCGATATCCGGCTCCGGCACCGGGCAGCCGTCCGCGTCTAAAACGTAAAGCTTCCGGTAATCGTCTTTATCCATCACACACCCCTTTCGGCTGGAGCCTCACGGCTCGCCGCACCCCATCCGCACCCGGCGGCTTCCGGGCTACCCCACGCCACAGGCGATACCACAATGAGCGACACCACCCAAGACGACGCTGCACGCGCGGCGCCGACCGAACCGGCCCATGCTCCAAACGTGGGGCCGGATACCCAGCCCGAGACCAGGACCGAAACCGCACCGGGCGCGGAACAAGACCCCCCGCAAGACGACGCCAAACCGGACCCCGCAAAGCCCGATGCAAGGGACCGCGCAATCCGGCAAATGGCGTTTGAGGCGCGGGAAACACGACGGCAGTTGCAGCAGCTTCGCGAGCAGCAAGAGCGCGCCAACCCCCCTGATCCGAACGCCCCGCCGTCACAAGCGGAACTAGACCGGATCATCGACCAGCGCGCCCAGGCCCTCGTGGAGCAACGGGAGAACCAGGCGAAAACCGAGGCATGGATTGCCCGCGGCAACGCCGACTTTCCCGACTTCACCGAACGGTGCAACCAGCTTGCCGACATGGGAGCCGGG